CTCGACAATCGCGAGGCCATGGACGCCGGCGACGAGGTGTCGAATCCCAACCGCTTTGATGAGACGAAATTACCCGATGGCAGTCAGTTGGAGCTATCGGCGATCCAGCATTATTACAACCAGGTTGCCCGGGTGGGACAGGACGCCGTATCGACGGAATACGACAATGATCCGCCGGCTGAAGCGGGACCAGTCGAATCTGGCATTACAGCACATCGCATCCAGCGACAAGTAAGCGGCTATCCGCGCAAGGTTGTGCCGCCGGGCTGCACGATCATTACCCAGGGCATCGACTGCCGAAAGGTCGCTTTACACCGCGTTGTCCGTGCATGGCGGCCCGACGGCACTGGATTCACGATCGACTACGGCGTGCAAGAGGTCAACGGAACAACGGTAGGCTCGGATGAAGGCGTTGACGTGGCTCTCGGCAGGGCGTTGCAAGCAGTCGCCGAGTCTCTTCTCGACGGCCCCTACCGCACAATCGACGGCGAAGTGGTTCCCGTCGCGTTGACACTCGTGGATGCCGGCTGGCGGACCGAGGCGATCTACCACGCCTGCAAGGAACTGGGCCTCGGCTGGCTTGCCGCAATGGGATTCGGCAAATCATCAGGGTGCGTGCAGGCCAATTTTAATGCACCATTGCACACGAGTCCCGACCGAAGGCCGGGCGATGGTTGGTTTATGTCTCGGCGCCCGGGTAATGTGTGGCTGGTGTGCATGGACACCGATCGGTGGAAGGCGTGGGAGCATGATCGCTGGATGACACCGACGAACAAGCCGGGCACGATGTTTCTGTTCGGCGAATCGGACGGTGGAGAACGCTTGAGCTTTGACGAAAAGGGGCATTTTTCCTACGCGAAGCATCTTACGGCGGAAATCGAGGTCGAAGAGCCGATCAAGGGTGTTTTGAAACGCAAGTGGAAACCTAAGAGCGACACAAACCATTATTTGGATGCCAGTTACATGGCCGACGTAGCGGCAAACATGAAGGGGATACGCCTGCTAAAACCAAGCGCCGACAACCGCCGGGAAGCGATCGCGGCCAAGGGCGGCTGGTTCGCGGCCCAATCAAAGAGCAAGAAGAGGCCCACATGAGTTACGGCTATCAACCGAAACTATGTGATGGCCCTCCTTGCCCGAGTTGTGGGTGCCAGGATGTGCGTATTTTACAGCAGCCAACTGCTGGCAAGTCGTGGTGGGGCAGCGGCAAGGCTAAGTGTAGGCACTGCGGAAGGGTTTTTTTCTTCAGGGAGGTTGCGAACCCGGTCCCCATCAGCCGGTCGCGAGAAGAATTCAGCCATGTCTCCGCTGAGAATTATTTCCCGGGAAATAATTTTGATGCCGGCGGCTCGCCTGAGGAAGAAAAGCAGCCTGAAATCAAGGTGGTGGCTGTTGCCAAGTGTCCGGATTGCGGCGAAACAATGAAAATCAGCAGCACGCGGAAGGATTTTCGATACCACAAGTGCCCGAAGTGCGGCAAGACAACGAAAACGGCGAGGTGACCGATGAAACTGCGACAAGCCAAAAAGATTATGATGAGTGTTTCGCGAGGCCATCCGCGGCGATGGAATGCTGAACAGTCCAAAGAGCGACGAAGCGACTAAAGTCTATCGAATTTCGTCATTTCAAGTCGCTGCGTGCCGCCCTGATGGTGGCCTATGAGAAAATGAGGGAGTTTGAGAAATGCCTCGCTGCTTCTGCCGCGAACGTATGTGCAATGTCGATTATTATCGCTCCGCGCGACTCATTGGATTGTAGCTATTCATCGGCGAAACTGGATTTCATTGCAATGAAAAACAGAGAATAGCTGAACCAATGTTACAGCGCTGTAACATTGGCCTTGATTTCGTAAAATTGTGTGTTATTTTGATTTGCACTGATCCGAACGACGCGGCCGACTGATCCCCGACCGCGAAACCAGCGTTTACACAACGGCAATGTGGCTGCCACAGCTTCATTGCCGTTTTTGTTTGCGCTCGTTGGATCACACAGCGGGATAGAGCAGTCCGGTAGCTCGCCTGGCTCATAACCAGGAGGCCGTGGGATCGAAGCCCACTCCCGCAACTATGAGCATTGCCCAACTCGATACCCTGTACGATGCCGCTGTGGCCGCAATGGACGCCGCTGACTATTCGACGGCCGTCCTGAAGCTGATGACCATCAAGGCTCGCCTGGCCACTACGCCAAACCTGTCCAAAAGCCTGGGCGGCGGCGGAAGTGCCTCAATCACGTGGAACGCGACGGAGTTGGATACCCTGATTTCACAGTGCAAACAGTTGAAGGCACAGGCCAGAGCAGCGAGTAATGGGCCATTTCAGCAAACCAAAATAACCTACGCTCGACCGGGATTGATCTGATGAATGCCTGTCACTCTTATACCGAAGTGATTGCCGGCTGCTTTGCGTCGCAGCCTGTTGGCATTGCGCCCGTGCAATCTGCCGCATCCGGCCGGTATGAAACGCATCCATCATGGTTGGGCAACCGCTACTTTGAATCTGCCGAAACCACAAGGCTGAACCAAGCTCACTGGATGATGGCCGAGGATGAGTCTATCAATTCCTGGCTCTCCGAGCATCTTCCAAAGATCCGAGCCAGGGCCGCTTATGAGGCCCGCCAGAACGGCACTGTTCTCGGCGTGATCAACACCCACGCCGACGACATCGTTGGACCGGATGGGCCTACACTTCAGGTTATCAGCGACGACGAAGCCTACAACACGGCCTTGGAAGCCGAATGGCGAACGTGGTTTGCCGCGCCGACCCACAAGCCGAACGTCAGCGGGGCGCAATGGCTGAAGTTGCGAATTCGTTCTTTGTGGAAGAATGGCGAATTCGTCGATCAGATCATCACAGACCCGAATGCCGATGGGCCGGTTGCAATGCGGTTGCGACCCGTTCATCCGCGACGGTTGCGATCGCCGGCGGAGAAAGCTGGCGATCCGAACGTATTTATGGGTATTCGGTTTGACGCTATTGGACGCCCGGCGGCGTATTACATCGCCAACCCGACGGCGATGGGCGCTCAACAGCTTGATTTCGGCCAATACGCGACGGTTCCACCCGATCTGATCATCCATGAATTCGTTGCGGAGGAAGAGGATCAGGCCCGCGGCGTGCCGTGGCTTAATACCGCGTTGCAACCTTCGGCGGACCTCCGCGACTACGACGACTCGATCCAAACGGCGGGACGCCAGCAGGCGGAACATGGCTTGATGCTGTTTACGGAGAATCCAGACAACATTTGGGATGCGCCCGAGCAGACGACCCTTGAGCCAAGTACGGTCAAAATGTCGCCGCCAGGCTGGAAGCCTTTCGAGTTCAAGGGCTCGATGCCGCCGGTGCAATACCCTGACTACCGATCCGAGCGACAGCGAGAGGTTGGCCGTCCGCTCGGTATGCCTCTTTTGATGATCCGCCTGGATTCGTCCAAGCACAACTATTCTTCGGCTCGACTCGACACACAGACATACGCCCGCGCCGTGGCCGGGATTCAATGCTGGATCAGCGGGACCGAAAACAGTTGCGGAACGCTCAATCGGCTCGTTGATCTTGTCGCCGCCGAGGCACGCTTCAAGGTTCCGGCGTTACGCAACAAGCCAAAAAAGGTCACATACAAGTGGACGTGGCCAGCACGTCCGCACGTAGATCCATCCAAAGAAGCCAGTGCAGAAGGCACAAGCCTGGAAAACGGAACACTAACGCTCACTGACGCTTTAGCAGCGCGCGGAAAAAACATTGAGACGCACGTTCAAACGCTGCAACGCGAGCGGGCACTGTTCGACAAAGCCGGCCTACCACATCCGGCCTGGATGGATAGGCAAGCAAAGACGAAGGCTGTTGACGCGGTGTTTGCGGAAGAAGGCGGCGAGCAAACGGACGATGATGCGGGCGAAACTTCGGCCACGAAAACGGAGGAAACAGTCAGTGGATAGCATTTTACGAAAGGCTCTTGAGCGTAAAGGTTTGCCAACGTCGTCATCCGACGCCGATGCGCAGGAGTTCTATGCACGGCTTTCGCTCGAAGAAAAGGGCCGACTTGGCGTTGAAATGGGCCAGCAAGCCTACCATCAAGGCACGGAGCCGCTTTCGGTGCGCGATGGATTGCAGGGACTTCAGCAACGCGACATTACAACCCGCAACTTCCAGCTACGTGCTCAAACTGTCAACGAAGAAGAGCGGTCTGTTGAAGCCGTGATTTCGACGGATGCGCCGGTAGAGGTTTGGGACTGGCGACGCGGCGAGACCGTTGATGAGGTTTTGCTCGCGAATGCCGCCCAGATCCCGACACAGATGCCTATGCTGGCCAATCACGATCGATGGTCGCTCGACAGCGTATTGGGATCCATTCGAGGGCTTCGCGTTGACGGCGGATCGATCATAGGTCGGCTATGCTTTGCCAAAGATGACGAAGACTCAGAAAAAGCGTGGAACAAGGTGCGGCAATCGCACATTGTTGACGTGTCCGTAGGCTATCGCGTCAATGAGGCGACGGAGATAGCGCCGGGCCAAACGGCAACCGTTTCCGGCAGGCAATACACGGCAGGCAAGCGGGCGCTCCGCATTGTCACGAACTGGACGCCGAAGGAAGGATCATTGGTCCCCATCGGTGCCGATCAGGCCGCGAAAATTCGTGAAGATCAAACTACCAATTATCACCGAAAGGAGGGTTCCACCGTGAATCCGAAACTACGTGCGTTTCTCGAAACGCTTGGACTGCGCAGCGAGGCCGACGACTCCGAAGCCCAGGCGTATTACGACAAATTGCCGGCGGCCGACAAGGCCCGAGCCGATGCTGCTGCGAAAGACCAGCCGACGACTCCCGTTGAGCCGACGCGCAACGATCCAGAGCCGCCGATCGACGTCGCTTCAGCCGCGCGGCAAGCCGTTGTGGCCGAACGCGAGCGAGTCCGTTCACTTCGCCAGCTGGGCGGCGACGACGTCCCTTCGGACGTTATTGCCCGCGCCGTTGACGAGGGCTGGGATACCGCTCGCGCAACCCAGGAATTTTTGACGGCCGTTCGCCAGTCGCGAAGTCAGTCGGTTGGGCCTGCGATTCAATCGCGAAGCCATGAGCGCGATGTGAATTCCCGCAGCTTGGCTTGCGGCCTGCTGATCCAAACTGGCAGCGATCCGACCCAGTGCCGTTCGTTCGACACCGCCCGTGAAGACGCCGGCCAGTTGTTCACGGAACAAGACGCCGACCTCGGCGATCGCATCCGTGGAATGTCTGCCCCCGACATTTTCCGGGAATGTGTCCGGCACGATACCGGCCAGAATTACCGGACTATCGACGAAGCGATGGCCCGCGTTCGGAACGATCGCATGGAAGGCCGCGCGGCAACTTCCGGCGGTACGCTCTCCTATGTGTTTGGCACGAACATTTATGCCAAGCTGATTGAAGGATGGGGCACGGTTGGCGATTCCACCATCGGCTGGTGTGACGAGGAGGACGTGCCGAACTTCCTCCAGCAGGAAGAAATCACGTTCGACGTGAACGGTCGGCCGGATCAGCACGGCCCCGGACAGACGGCGAAACACGTAACAATGAGCGACAAGCACGAAACCTACCGCGCCTATCGCTTCACAAAGCAAGCTAGCATTGATGAAATTGACATCATCAACGACCGGCTTGGCGCTTGCATGAAACTGCCACTCCGCATGGGCGAAGCGTTTCGCAAAATGCGTCCCAACCTGGTGTATTCGCTGCTGCTGAGCAATCCGACTCTTCTTGCCACTGGCAAGGCGGTATTCCACGCCGACAACGGAAATCTCGGCTCCGGCGTGCTGTCGTCGGGCTCTCTTGCGACGGCGCTTACGGCTATGGCATCGCAACGCGACGCCGCCGACGAAGTGCTCGACATCAAGGGGCGATTCCTGATAGTTCCGGCCGCGTTGCAATGGACGGCGGCAACCCTGCTCAACAGCGTGGCGCTCGCGAAAACCCATGCCACGAAGAGCGACCCTGATTACATGCCGGTCAATCCCGTAGGTCCGTCCGTTATCAAACAGGTCAACGGCGAGACGCTGACCCTTGTGACCGATGATCGCATCGGCGCCACGGGCTGCTGGAATCCGATGACCAAAAAGATGCAGACCGGTTCCGCGACGAACTGGCTTCTGACCTCGGGGCCGATGCATGGCCCTCGCGTGCTCTACCGCCGCGGGACCAACCGGCAGCCGGCGATGCGGTCCTATACGTTCGACAAGGGCCAATGGGGCGTCGGATGGGACATGCTGTTGGACATCGGGGCGATGATCCCCGACTATCGCGGCCTTTACGAATCGTCTGGAACTACCGGAGGCTAACGGTCTCGCATAGTGCGGGGCGACTTTTTTTACGCTACTTGAAAGCATTATTTCACTTTTTACGATTGGAGTTGATACAATGGCAGAAGCCACGCTTCACGATGATTCCGACGTCCTGGACGTCACGACTCCCGCCGCCGGTTACGCGGCCGGTGAAGTCATTCAATTGGCCGACGGCCGCGCCGCTTATGTGTGCGGCTTGCAGGCCAAAACATCCGGCGAGTCTGCTGGCCTCAAAACCAGCGGGCAAGTAACGCTGGCCAAAACGGCAAGCGTTGTCATCCTGGATGGCGATCAGGTCTATTGGGACCGCTCGGCAAACACCGCCACGCCACTACGCGCGCTGGCGGGGGCCGACTTCCCGATCGGCGTTGCCGTCGGCGATGCCGCATCGGCCGACACGAGTGTTGTTGTCGATCTGAACAAGAAGCCAGTCTATACGATCGACGCCTTGCGCGATCCGTCCGACACTGTTTTGGTGTTGACGGCCGGCACGCCGTCGCTTTCGATAGGGCCTGGCTATGCCAAGATGGCATTTTCGGCCACCGCCGAGGCGCAAAAGGTAGACATTTTGTCGAAGCATTCGGTCCCGGTCGATATCCCGTTCATCGTTGAGGGTGAACTCAATATCGTCGATTCGGGCGACGCCGCGGCGGCCGCCGTGGATATCAACGTCGGCATTGCGAGCGCCACGCACGCGAGCGATTGCGATTCCATCGCGGAATCGTTGTTCCTGCATGTGGACGGCGCGGACACCAACGGCGCCGTCAATATCAACGCCGAATCGGACGACGGCACCACGGAAGTGGCCGCAACCGATACCACGGTTGATTTCGCTGCGGGAACTCCCTTCGCGTTCCGCTTCGATTGCCGGGATTTGACTAACGTCAAGATTTACATCAACGGCGTCCGCGTACTGTCGTCCAGCACGTTCAAACTGGACGCGGCCACTGGCCCGCTGAAGCTTTTGGCGCACGTCGAAAAGGGCGCCAACGATACCTTGGCCGATGTGCGTATTTGCAAACTGGCCATCCGTGCGACCGATTTGGCCGCCTAGCATACCCAGGGGAAGCGGTCGGCCGGCGGTTTCACCGCGCCGTCGGTCGGCCGCAATCTCTAAAATGTGAGATTGGCATGTCTGCTTTTGATGATGATTTCGCCGCCGCCGAAAGTCTCTTTGCCGAAGAGTTTGGTGTTTCCGTGACGTACCTGACGGCAACCGCGTCCATCGCGTGGACCGCCCAGGTTACATTACAGAAGCGCGAAGTGATCGGGGAGCATGGCGCAATGCAGTCCATTGTGTCGCGCGACTATGCGGGCGATGCAGCGGCGCTGGGCGTGACGCCGGAATCGGGCCATCGCATCCAGGAAACTATTGGCGGCGTTGTGCGAACGTTTGAGATAATGCCGATTGCCGATCGAGAATGTTGGGAATACGCGGATGAAGCCTGTCTGCAAATCATCGTGAGAACAAAGGAAGTGGTTTAATGGCCGCATCGACTGCTATAGCCGTCGCAATCGCCGACGCTGTTGAAAAACAGCTAAAAGCCACTACGCGCACGCTGAACCCGGTCTATGGCCGCACCTACGAAACGACTCGGGAGCTTAAGGACAATAACGTACTTCACGTTGATATTGTGAATGCGGGCCATAAACTCAATCCAATCGCACGCGACACTGTCGCACGCGATCCCATCATTCAGGTCGTCATACGAAAACGATTGTCGAATGGATCACGCGCCGACGACAAAAGCGAATTGGATCGCCTGAATCTGCTTGTTGAGGAAATCGAAGATACCTTTGCCCAGAAGTGGCTCGATGAATATCCGGCGACTTGGCAAAGCTGCGAGACCGTAGGCCCTATCGACGAGCCCGATTACCGCGTTTGGCGACAGTTCACGGTTGTCATCTCGATCACTTTTCGAGCGGATGAGGATGAGTAAGGATGTTCGACGCGAAAGCGACTATCGCCGACAGCACTCCGGCCGTGAAAGCAGCGAGCGACAAGGCTACCATTACGAGCCTTTCGAAGGTAGGCTTCGAGGTCCGCAAGGAAGTCATCGCATCCATTGAGCGATCAAGTGAGCCATCCAGCCCGGGCGAACCGATCCACACGCGGCGAGGTTTGGCTCGGCGGGCAGTAGCCTACGCGGTGGATAAGCCAAACCAGAACGTTGTCATTGGTCCCCGTTATTCGGACGTCGAAACGTCGATCGAGCCACACGAGCACGGCGGGCCATACAAAGGAACCATGTACCCAGCGCGCCCAACGGCATCGCCGGCGCTCGCGAGAGTAGCCCCTCGAATCGGGCCAATGTTCAAACATTCATAACGCAATTTTCACGAAAGGAAAAAGATATGGGAGTCACGAAATTAGGGCCGGATGGAATTCTCTATTACGGTGCTTCCGGCAGCACTCCATCCACAGTCGTGCAGCATATTCGCGACGTAACGGTAAAGACCGATCCAACCAAGGCCGACACATCGAGCCGCGATAGCATGCTCGACACCGAAGAGACCGTTGGCCTAAAGGTGGCGATTGACTTCGAAATGTTGAACCGGACGGACAATGCCGTGCTGACGGCGCTGCTTACTGCTGCCGCCGCAGGCAATGCTGTCGCGCTCAAAACGCGCGATTATTCGGGTGGCCGCGGGTGGCTGGGCGATTTCGAACTGTCTGTCGAAAACGGCCAGCCGTATCGCGGAGAGCAAACCTACAAATTTACGGCAACAGCCAGCAGTAAATCGGCCCGCGTCCCGGCCTGGGGTACTGGGTGAGCGTTTTTGATTCTGCTTGCGCTTTTTCGTTGCTTCTGTTCTGCAAATAAGGAAAATAGACTATGGCTTCAAAAGAAGTTAATATTGTTGTGAACAACATACCCGTTGGCGTTCAGCTTAACGAGGAGGCCGACGGCGGAGGTAACCGGTCGGTCGCCCTGCCAATTGGCTACGCCGCCACGAGTTGGGTTAAGACCGATGCCGACACCGCCGCGTGCAACGTCGCATCTGGACATACACTCGTTGATGGCAAGGCCGACGTGTATTGGACCGGCGGCATGCGGCATGGCGTCACGATCGACGTTACGACTAATTCCCTAACGCTCGAAGGCGGCACCGGGACCGATTTCCCGGCCTCGTCTGTCACGGACGTGGTCGTGTCCCAACAGGTGCAAATTGACTTTCAGGTCGATGGCGACAATCTGGCGGCAATTGTCGTGTCATGCGATCAGGCGTGCCACGTCGATTTCCAGGAATCGGACAATACAAGCATCAAGGCGTTTTCGCTCGAAGCGGACGCCGAATGGGATTGGTTCGATTCGTCCGGCGTAACCAACGAACTGGCTGGCGATCCAGCTCACCACATCATGGCGAGCAACGCCAGCACAACCACGGCAGCGACTATCGTTGTTGCTTTCGAGTACGATTCCACCACGTAGTTTCCTTGAAAGGCGGTGATTCATGCGAACTTTTGACGACAGCCAGGGGCGGACCTGGAATATCGCTCTGACAGGCGCGACGATGAAGCGTCTGAAGGATCAGTTGCGAGGAAAAAACGTAGATCTGTGGGAGCCGATGTTGCCGCGCGGCGTGGATCCAAAAACGCCCCAAAAGGACATCGACCCACGTGCCTCCCTGTTAGTGGAGTTACAGGTTGATATCCCACTCTTTTACGACGTGCTGGAAGCTATCGTTAGTCCACAACTGGAATCGGCAGGTGTCAGCGCCGACGGCGAAAACGGATTCGGCGACGCAATGGCAGGCGATCATATCTTTGCCGCCATGAAGGCCTTTTCCGAAGAGTGGCGAGATTTTTTCCAGAAGCTCCGCCCCGAGGTGGCAACCGCGATGGAGAAAGCCCAAGCGTGGTGGGCGAAAGCGGTCAAGGCGGCGGAGCTACGGTTGGCGGATCCGCGGATCGACGAAGCGATGGCCAGGAAGCTCGAAGAAGCAACGAACAACGCTTCTATGAAGCTGCTGGAATCACTGGACTCGATCCCGACGGCCGCACCCTCCGCGAACTAGAGTGGGCGGCCGTGGCTAAACGACGTGATGCGTGGGACAGGGCCGCGAGGATCTGTTCTACGCTCACTGCGAGCACTGGTGGAGAGCCTCAGCCGGAATGGATGTTTCATCCATACCTATCGGAGGAAGACGGCAGACGCGACGCTGGCCACGTTATGACGAGCGATGAGGCCGAGGCCGAGGCCCGTGCGGCCGGCATGTGCGAGGATCAACAAAGCCACGCCGGGAGAAAGGAAGTAAAACATGGCATCAGGTTCGGACGTAAGGCAAGGAAGGGCTTATGTTGAGCTGTACGTCAAAAACTCTGCCCTTGTGAAGGGACTGGCTGAGGCTAAGGCACGGCTGCTGGCATTTGGCGGGAGTATTGCCACGGTCGGAAAATGGATGATGGGCCTTGGCATGGCTATTATCGCTCCCGTGGCCGCGATGGCGAAGCATTTTGCCACGGTGGGTGATGAACTTAGCGAGATGTCGGCACGCACGGGAATGAGTGTTGCCAAGCTCTCAGCGCTGGGTTACGCGGCCGGCCAAACCGGTACAGATCTTGAGGGCGTCGAAAAGTCTGTCCGCAAGATGCAGAAGTTTCTTCAGCAGGTGGCGGACGGCAGCAAGGAGGCGAACGATACCCTGGCGGATCTGGGCCTCACCTTTGCCGACATAAGGGCATTGTCGCCCGATCAGCAGTTTGATTTGATTGCCTCAAAGGTTGCCGCCATCAACAATCCCACCACTAGGGCCGCGATGGCCATGAAGGTATTTGGGAAATCCGGCACGGCGATCCTACCCATGATTGAGGAAATGGGGGAATTGACCGCAGAAGCAAAACGGCTCGGATTGGTGATGAGCAAGGATGACGCGGAGGCGGGGCACGCACTGAGCAGGGCTTTGGGATCTCTATCGAAGGTCGTGGGGAGCGTCGGCAACGGCTTTTCTTCCGCGTTCGCTCCCCAGATCTCCGAATTTGTCAACGCCGCGGTTAACGCCGTTGCCCAAGTAAAAAAGTGGGCAACCGAAAATGCCGCATTCGTCGGCAATATCGTTCGTGTTGCCATGGGTGTGGCGGCTGCCGGTGTGGCGATTTATGCCTTCGGCAAGATGATTGCGGGCGTCGGCGCTGTATTTGGCGGGATTCACGCGGCTGTTATGTGGGCTGCTGGCGGAATTCAGATGCTGACATCCGTGATTGGAATGGCAATATCACCCGCACTGCTGATCGGTGCAGCTTTGGCGGCTGCCGGAGCCGGGCTCCTTTATCTAGCTCGCAACACGACGATCGTACAGGCCGTTGGTGATGCGATTACCGCTTTCGCGGGTGGTATCCGCGACATGATCGCAACCGTCGTTAATGATGCCATGCAGGCATGGGACGGCATCACTGCGGCGATTTCGGTTGGCGATCTTCAAGGCGCGATCAAAGTCATTGTGGCAGCAATTAGTCTTGAATGGGCGAGGGCGGTAGGCACATTTCAGGAGGTCTGGCAAGGGTTCGTCCGCTATTGGAACGACGCGACTACTGGCTTGGCCATCATTTTCGTGGAAGCAATCGCGGCCGTTAAAACCGCCTGGGCTGAAATGGTCGGTTGGATGTCGAAAAAGTGGAATGACATGGTGGCGGCTATTGGAAGCAATGATGCGTTTGCCGGCTTAATGAGCCGCGTTCTAAAACTGGGTGGCTTAGAGATTTCGGCGGAATCCATTAAGAATCTCTCGGCCGCGCAACAGCAACCAAGTAATGAACGAATCGACGCCGAAACGACGGCGAGGAAGGCATCCATCGAAAAAGACAGCAAGGCACAGCAAGAGATTCTTACAAGAGACAACATCGTGGCCAATACTGCTGCGGATAAAGCAATAGCGGCGGCACAGAGCGACGTCGATCGTGCAAAAAAAGAATTGGATGCCGTCGTTGAATCCGCGAAGGGCAAAAGAGACGCCGCCATAACTGCGGCTGCGGAGAAGGGCCGCACAAAGTTCGGCCAAGCCGCAGACCCTGAAGCGATGGCTATGAAAGCAAACGTCACGACATCGGGAACGTTCAACGCTCGGGCCGCAATCCAGACGGGCGGAGGGAACGGCGTGCAAGAACGGATCCTCGACGAGGCCCGCAAGGCACGGGAGCAACGCAGGGAAGCAAATAAACTTGCCAAGCAGATGCTGGATATTGAACGCGGCCTCAAACTCCAATTCACGGCGTAAGGTGGCACAATGGCTATTGAACTTATCGAGAAACGAAATAGCCGGTCATCGGCGATCAACCCGAAATCGGCGACGCTTCGCTACACCCTCAAGGGCACGACCTCGGAGACAATGGCCCGATCCTATGCCATCGCCGCAACGCCTTGGCTCTACGGGACGCTATACCGGCAAGATGTTCGAATAGAACCGGTTGGCCTGGGTATCTGGGATGTGGAGGTTCCTTTTGGCCCTTATTCCGGCAAAGCGCCCGAAACAGGCGATTTTAAGTGGTCATTCGACACGACTGGCGGAACGATGCACATTACGAACGCCATTGCTCATATTGCCGATTATGCGCCGGCGGGCGAAACTGCCCCGAACCATGAGGGTGCCATCGGCGTGAATTCGGAGGGTGATATCGAGGGATGCGACATAGGCACCAGTTCGCGAAAATGGACTGAAACGTGGCAGCTTAGCGCCGACCTAATCCCATTCAACTATGGCGACATCCTTGAGGAGCTGACCTATACGACCAATAACGCCACATTCCGCGGAAAGCCGGCGGGGCATGTGCTGTTTCTCGGCGCCACCGCAGACGGTTCCAGCAAGGCTCCCTCGATCGTCGAAGGTGCTTTTCACTTTGCGACGGGCAAGGCTATGACCAGCGTGACCGTTTCCGGTATCACCATTACAAAACTTCCTTGGGAATGGCTCTGGTACGAGCACGCGAAAAGCATCGACGCGACGGCCAAACGAAAAATCAAAAAAATCATTGCTGCCCATCGTGAGCAGGTGTTTTATCCGGGCGACTTTTCACTGCTGGGGATCGGCATCGGTACGACGCCTGGGACGTAAGTGAGGTATTGAACGATGGCGACTTTCAAAAAAGTCCAGGCTGGTGATCCACTGCGGTTTCCGGCACCGATGTTCAACGGATTGGTCGATCTGCTCGGCAAAGGTCCGCGAACGGGCGCGGGCGACGTCATTCGATCCCATAATTGCTCCGGCATCGTAGACGTTCACAACACAACGGCTCAAGATTTTACCGTCGGTCAGATTCTCGGTACCGATGATCCGCTATTCACGCCTACCGAAAATCTCGATAGCTTTCGCTTCGATCCATCGCTAAAGGGAGAAACTCCGAGCCTATCATCGCATCTCGGAAAATTCGCGGTTCTCATCGAGCCGATCCCCCATGACTGCGTCGGAAAGTGCGTCATCAGTGGATTGGCGGCAGCCCGAATCTACGTCAACGGCGTTGCCGATCAATACTGCGACGTGATTGCCAAGAAGACAGTTTCGTCCGAAGACTGTTACCTCGGCACGGGCGGCAGCGGAGCCAAGATCCTTTGGCGCGACAACGCCGGCAGCGGACACGGCACGATTGTTTGGGCGGTGGTGCGGCTGGGCGAATCTTCCGGCCTGCTCCCCCTCATTCTCTACGACGACGCAATCCCAGGCGGCACCTCGATACAAGCTTGGCCCGTTAAAGCCGACCTCACTGCCGATACTTCCGCCGACAAAGTAACGATCAAAAACACGCATCCCGGCAACTTCCGTGGCTATGGCTCGAACCATAGCGGTTTCGACGCAACAACGGCCGCGCGTGTCTGGTGCGCCAAGGACAATAACGGGGACTGGCAGATTGTTAGTGGGAAGGGATTGGCAAAGCGATGCAAGGCAACAGCTAAAGGTGCGATTTCTGGATCTTCTGGAACGGTGGATAATGTTACCGCGTGCGATGATGGTCAATGTCCAACTGCCTCCGCATCGGGTGAACTATCGGTAAGCAATCCGTGGAACTATTACTTGGCCGATGATGCCCAATGTGAACTCACGCAGAGCGGAAGTACGTACGATATTACGAATGTGGTGCGAGTTGCCGAAACGTTCGACACCGAAAACCAAGTCAGTGGCGTAACATTACAACACAAGTACAGAGAAATCCGCGTCAACCCGACTGGCGATGAACACGCGTGGGAAACGTGGCATACAGGCGATGATTGTTCGGAGTAGATATGGCTATCCAATTCAAAGAACCTGGGACAATTCTGTTTAGTCAGTCTGGCACCGTTGCGATGGACCCGGCGTGTTGCTGCACAAATAATTGCTGGTGGTGTACGAGTTCAGGTGATGATAGGGAGATTGATTTATCTGATGGCTCATTGATAAATGTCGGTTGTGATCAATGTACGGCAATAAATTCATCTTTTGTATTAACTTTTAATATCTTCGGAACCAACTGTTCGTGGCATTACAAGAGTGCATTGTGTGCTTATCAAGGAAAAACTTATTATTTTGTTATCAAATTAGAAATAGATTACGTTAGCTCAACTACTTGGAGATACAAACTTTTAGTAAGCCTTTCTAATACTTCAACCCTGACGGAGAATCATGCATATTATTATTCTTCTTCCGCCCATGACAAGACTACTTCCGCATGTACAATTCCCGATGAGTTGACGCTAGATGCCGACAATAAAACGGGAACACTATGCGGTGGAGCTTGGCCTTCCACGGTTTATTTATCATAATGATAAACTGCATTCCTGACGAAACCGGAAAATTTTGTATCAATTGCCACAGGCCATGCGCATTTTGGAAAGATGGAAAATTTCCGCCAAGAAACTGTATGAAGTCGCCCGACCTTGCACCGGCAGCCGAAAGGCTCGGCGTGACGATGACCGACGTTAGCCACTACGCCCAGGCTGTAGCAAAATGGACGGCGGCGGGCTTTCCTGTTCGAGATCAAGCGGAGGTCGAACGAATCGAATTGGAGCTATGCCAACCATGCGAAAAGTATGTCGCTGGGCGTTGCAAGTCTTGCGGCTGCCGCGTGAATCAATCGAGTCTGGCCGTTGCTAACAAGATCAAGATGGCCACCGAGCATTGCCCGCAAAACCACTGGTAACCGTCTATCGTTGCTCGATATTGTGGTTAGTGATGATGCCGGAGGCTGCGGAAGAATTGGGCGTCCCAATCTTCATAAAATTTGAATCAGTGAACATATCTTTTTTGAAGACGTAACCGCCTTCAGGGTCAAGGCCCGGATCACTGCTTGATCCTCCTGAGTAAATCAAGGGGATTAGGTGATAGGCGAAACCATCGAGTTTTTGCGGGTCGAGCGGATCGTGATTATTGGTGGCATCCGCAACTTGAATACCAGAATAAGGCGAGTAGCCCGGAGCCCACCGCAGAAACATAATCGGGCGTTTCCAGCCGTCGCAAAATTCAGGCCAGCCATCGCCATCGGCGTCACTGATTTCCGATTGATTGAATTGTTCCATTGCCTCGGGATTGCCGAGGCTCACGATTTGATACAGCCATTCAGCGTAGCTGTATGTTCCGGTCGCGTCTGGCGGTGTGGCATTGTATTTAGCCAGATACAACTGCGATAGCGGAGGCCGCGCCGGTAATGCAACTGGGTCGGTATAAACATCGGAATTGCGATCGGGCATTTCCAGCCGAATCAAGTCACGAATAGCCCACAGACGCGCCTGCCTGGCCTGTACCGGCGTCATTCCGGCCGTGTTGATCGGCACCCGCCTTGTCAGATACGACTCATACCGCTGCATGATGATATTGTTCAGCTTGGCAATCGTAGCTTTGGTGGCCGCTTCTCTTGCTGCTTGCCGAGCCATCTGCAACGCCCCGAGGACCATAGCGGCCAAGATGGCGATGATGACCACAACCACCAAAAGCTCCATCATCGTGAAGGCGCGGCGTTTCATCGGACGATTTCCTTTCGATTGAGCAGATAGGCAACTACTGCGAAGGCCAACACGCAACTACCAGTGAGGCCGAGCAAACCAAAGAACACAAACACGGCCCCTATCCCAAGGCCAAGCATTAAGCCGCCAAGAGCAATGCCAAGAGTCAGTAGCGGCCGTCTGTGGCTAGGACTCGTCCAAGCCCACACGGCCAGCGATGCAAGCACGGCTACGCCCAGAACGGCTACATCGAGCCAGTGGCTTTCGAGGTCAATGCCCTCGCGCCAGTGGCCTGTGAAAAGCACAACGGCACCAACGCCAGCAATGGCCAGCACCACCATCGTTTCGGCGACTGTAGAGCCCCTTCTCATACCTATAGTATCCTCCAATCCTGCCAAAACCGCAAGACACCAGAGGGGAGTGCTATTCGCACGTACAGTGTCAGGATGCCATAGGCCAGCCCCGCAAGGCTACTCTGCAATGACAGTATTACCCACGGATTTATCCTGGCCTATTTCTGGACACCTACGGCCCACAACATTTACGTAACACCATTAGAAATATGGATTTACGTAAAAATTTCGCCCTAATTTTGGCTGCCGTTGCAATTGCTATATTGAAGGCGAGATTACGCGCCACGTCTTGAGGCTTTTTTCTCGGCATCTTCAACAAACGGCAACACAGTTTTTCGCATTTCGTTGTGGGCACCAGGAGAATATCGAACAGTGACGGAATAGATGTTTTTGATCCGCATACGCGCAGCGACATCACGCAGCTTTCTCGCAGCTAATTCCATACCAATGGCGAAACGCTCGAGACTTTCGGGCGTTTCTCGTCGCACTTGTCGCACACCGCGAATACCCATGCAAAGACTTTCGTGTGAAACTGGGCATTCGCATTAGATCAGACATCGGCTGAGTCTCAGCCTCAATTGGCAACAACCATTAAGCGGGGAACACGAGTTACGGCAACAAGACGGACCGCAGGAATAGGTCACGGAGGGGGGTTGATAAATATATGTACATACGTACACTGATTGACATCACGAATAAGTCGTGGTCCGCGGGCAATCGAGCGTATCGGCTGCTGGAGTCGGCATGGGCTTGTTTTCTTTTGGCGGAATACTTGCACATTCGTGCAATGGTGATATAATCACTTCGTTCAATGCGGGGAAGGGCGCGCCGAGTGGCATCGGCACGCCCACACCCGATCTACTCCACCAATCAGCATGGAGGTGCTGGAATGGTGTCGCATCATGGATGTTTCCCCGTATATTCTTGCGGCGACTTCTGCGCTGCATTTTTGCTCCTATCGCAAAACACAGCTATTTCGCCTTGCGCACTGGCAGAGTCCAGGAAAGGAGGGACGATGGCGTATCGCTTCGGATAAGAAAAAAGGCGGGGCTCGAACCCCGCCTCTTTGCGTTCGTGCTGTTTCGGATTGCCTGAGAAACTAACCGAAACGGATTTACTGGCACTTAGGAAGGGCTCGACGCCCCCGCGCTCAGTGTGCGCAATTATGCAGGAAGTCGAGCCAGTTGTCAAGAAGGATTTTTCGCAATGGCTCAAACATTGGATGGAATTATTGATAGGAATCAAGGCTACACCACTAAGTCACTGGCAAAGGTTCTCGGCTATCGGGAAACACGATCCCTAAAAAGGGACTTGGAACGCCTCGGGGTCTGGGGCACTCGATTGGGACGTCAGACTATTTTCGTCGGCGAGGCTATCTTGCTGGCCTTGGCAAATGCCGCCGAGGCCCCGCCGGCCGGCGGCGAACAACGAAATGAGGAAGATTGAACATGCGTAAACCCAGAGAGATTTCAGTGAGAGTTGTTTACAGGTCATCTCGGCGCACCTATGTGCTCAGATGGACCGATCCGGTAACGCTCAAACCAAGGGAGATTACTGCTCCCGCGAAAAAAAGACGTGAAGCGGAACGCGAGGCCGCGGAGCTTGCTCGGCGACTGAACGACGGCGAATGCTTTCACGACGCTACATGGGAAACATTTTGTGACAGATACGAGCGGGAAAAATTGGCACTTGCCCGCAAGCAGACGATGGCAGCTTGGGGCGTGGCGAGAAATGCGCTAGAGCGATATAAGGTTCCCGCGTATCTATCTTCTATTAACGCCAGCTTCATCTCAGAATGGAGCGCTTGGCTGCACGAACAGCAGTTGGCGACGGCGACCATCGCGAGTTATTTGCGCCGCATCCGAGCCGCTTTTGGCTGGGCAGCGGGGACGATGGCGTTTAAGCCTCCGCGGATCAGTTTGCCGCACATTCCGAAGAAGAACAGGATGAAAGGGAGGCCGATTACACTCGAAGAGTTCGAGCGGATGCTTTCCAAAACCTCTTCCGTGGTGGGCGAACAATACGCCAAATCGTGGAGATTGTTTCTGCGTGGCATCTGGCTCATGGGCCGGCGGCTCGACCAGATGATTAATCTAACGTGGGATCGCCACGACAAGCCACACGTTCGCGATATCGATGGGAGGACGCCCAAACTTTGCATCCCTGCGGAATACGAAAAAGGCCGCGAGGACCAGGTAGTGCCATTGATGCCGGATGCCGTCGCGTTTTTGCGGAAATGGCCCCCAGAAAAACGTCACGGGAGAATTTTCCGCCTAAAACTGCCGCGAGGAGCCCCAAAGCATTTTGTCACGATATCCAACGCAATCGCGGCCATTGGCAAAAAGGCTGGTATACGTGTTGCCACGAAAGTGGTAAGGGATCGAAAAACGAAAAAAACACGAGAGTCTGTCAAATATGCCTCGGCCCACGATCTGCGGCGATCGTTTGGAACCCGGTGGGCGAGTCACCTCAAACCGTTGGTCCTCCAACTGGTTATGGGCCATAAGTCGTTTGAGACGACGCAGCAGTTTTACGTGGCTCTGGATACCGACGACATAGCTCGCGACATTTGGAGCCAACTAGGTGACAAATACGGTGACATTTCAAGTATCCCCGGGTCGCCAAAGGACCCAACAAAACGTCACAAACCCAAATTGTCAAAGAACATGGAATAA